CATGAACATGTTCATGCTTATTATATCATGATTTTTTATGGTGATGATAATGGTGGTTCCGTGTCAGATGAAGTGAAGGAATATTTTAATTTAGTAACTATCTCTCAATTTTTCCTCACCACTTTTAAGATGACACTTACTGATCCAATGAAAGGCGATATAACTGAACCATTTTTAACATTGGATGAATTTACTTTTTTATCGCGACAATTTGTTGAGCGAAATGGTATTGTGTATGCTCCACTTGATCCTGTGGCCGTAGTAGGTATGGTATCGTGGATACGCAAACCAAAAGACAAGACCATTTCAGAACAACTTGATATTAATATAGAAACTGCGTTGCGAGAGGCAGTTTGCTATGGTCGTGAAGATTATGAAATTCTCGCTTCTTTTTTCCAGTCTGTGCGTGCCGATTATGGTGGTCATTTTAAAGTTATGGATTTTGATTTGGCTGATCACTATTATCGGGCAACATATTATCACTAGTTTTGCCCTCGAGCCTTAGGACAGGGCTCGTAAAATATACTGTTTACCCTTAGGGGGTCGCCATTGTGCGATTCGGGATTTATCCCAAATAAGGTGGGAATCGTGAGTTTGACTCGCCACGATCCTTTTACCTGAAAACTAGTCAGCAAAACAGACGAAAATCATATCGCTTCTCAACCGTGGTCGGGCGATCAAGAAAACACGACCACAACCAATCGCAATGTACAATTCTCACTTACGGAAGGTACCGTCAAAGTTGAAGATGACCTTGGACGAGACAACGATCATCCTGAAGGAATACAAGGAATTGGATTGGATTATTTACATCGACTCTTCCAACTTGGCAGTATGGCAAATTCTGTCGGCTCGACCACCAAGGGGATTACTATAGTTCGAGTGTCAGATCGATCAACGTACTGGCGCCCAACTGACAATCTTCCTTTCTTTTCACAGTATCAGTCATTTTACCGATATGTTCGATGGAAATCATTCAAATTTGTTATTACTTCCAATTTAGTTCCTGGAATCTATGGTCCTTTGTGTTTC